GCCGTCCAGTCGCGGTAGTGCGTGATGCACATCTCCGGGCGGTGAGGCCAATCGCGCCACACAGACGCTGACGCATTTTCGATGCGGCGCTCGGTTGTGCCATCGCCCCACATGATCTCAACGTCATGCCCTTCGGGGACCGGGCAAGTGCTGCTCCCGTTGTGTTTGATCCAGTCAGGTTCATTGGTGGGATACATTGTCGGTCTCCTATACTCGGGGCTTGTTGGGTTGGTTGAGGGGTAAGGTGAAGCAGTGATAAAGCCCGTGGACCACCAGCATCCCGGATAGGTTAGCAGCTATGTCAGTCTGCCGCACATCGACCCGGCCGCAGGTGCAGGGCGTCTCACGCACGGTGTTCGGCTTCCATCGCTTCCACCGCGTCCTTCATGATGGCGATCGTCACCTTGCGATAGTCCGGGAAGGTCCGGCGGTAGCCTGCCATTTCTTCTTCACCGTTCGCCCAGCGGACACGCATCCGGAGCGTCACTTCGTCACCCTTGAACTCGCAGTCCAGAACGCGCATCGCAGTCTTGCCGTGTTTGTTCGCCGTCCGGTGCCAGCGCTTCTGGAAATCGAATTGGCGATCCGTCCAGTAATAGCGTTCGCGAAGATCGCGGCGCGGCATGAACGACAGTCCGACATTAGACCACCAACACAACTCACCGTCTTCGAGGCTTTCGATCAGGTAGCGATAGGAGCCCTCAGGGAATCGTTCGATCGTCCGCAGCCAGCCGATGCTCCACTTCGACGGAGGGGCGCTTTCGAGGATCACCAAATCGCCGGGTAGGGCGTGATGGCTGTCCGCACCATACCCGGTCGGGACGAAGCCCTTGAGTGATGGTGAGTTGCTCCCGTATTCCTTGTCGGGTTCCCAGTTGTGCGTGATGTAGAACGACAGGATGTCGCTCATGATGAGGGTCCGGGCCCGGTTGCGGTCGAACTTCTTTATCACAACCGGCCCTTCGCGTTTTTCGAAAGCCCTTCCGGGTTCCAGTAGCATTCGAACGAGGGGTAGTAATCATCCACGTTCGAGGTTCCGACCGAGAAGATCAGGATGCCGGTTTCCTTGCTACGCATCTCAAGGATGTCATCCACATCGGTAAACGAGCAGATCACCGGTTCCTGAATGTGGGTGATGTTGGCACCATTATAGCCAATCTCGTAAGGTCCGCCCGGATAGCTGATCAATGCCCCGGCGCTCGACCGGTAGCCGTCGTTGGAGTCTTCAAAGACCATGTAGGTCCGGTCGGAGAGCGTGAAGAGAACACCGCTTGCATCCGGATCGAACGGATGGCGGACTTCCATGAAAGGAACAGTTTCGAGAACTGCTTCACCAACCAAGTCGGAAAGTTCTTTCGGGTATTCCTTCACCTTGTTTCTCCTTATATTTCTTCGAATGTTGGTTCGCCATCCAGTCGAATGTTTGCTGGATTAAATGGACAGAGTTTGCGGTCGGCGATCTGGCGGTTTAACTCATCGCGAAGTGCGATCATGCCCTTGTAAGATTCAGCCCATGTAATGCCTTCGGGGATGTGCGTGTCGTCATGGACATGCCAGTCCACTCCGTCGGTCTCGACCCGCAGGTTCATGGCAATCAAGGTCTTCACGGAGCATGGAATCCGTTGGAGCAGAACTCAGGTGAGACTCCCTTGCAGGTCGGACATTCTTCGGACGAAAGCCGGCTATCATCCAACCGCATCCGCAGTCGCTCGATCGTCTTGAGGAGCGCTTCGCGTTGTTTCTTATCCACAGCCATGTAGGCGATCCGCTCCAACGCCAATATCTCGTCGGACATTATGTCGATATGGTAGTTCCAGTTGGGCGTGATGTTCATTCGACAAGTTCCTCTTTGACCACAACCATGGAACAAACTCCCTTGGCTGCTGAATCCAGCGCGGTGAAATAACCAGCCCAGTAGCGACGCCAGAACAGTTCGCCCATATCGGGTTTGCTCTCTTCTTCCTGCCACGCTAAGGCGGCTCCATCCGCCAAGGTCCGAAGCCACCTCTCGGTATCTTGCAAGGCCAATTCCCGTGCCCGGACAAAGCCGTTTCGAAATCCGTTGGACCAAGGGATACGGTTTCGATCATCTTGAAACACAGCGCCTTCGATGGCTTTTTCGAGTTCGATTTCCACCAACGGGACAGGATCAGGCTCGGGCCGGATAAGGCCACGCTCGCGGTAGGGAGCCACCCACGTTTCGAAGTTGAGCGCGGTATCAGCACCCATCCAGATGTTGCGCCATTCTTCCACTGTCAAAAGGACAGGTTCCACGGTTTTCATCAGCTTACCCCTTCGCGATCAGATAGCCCGTCTTGAATGACTTCCCGGTTCCGCTTGACGTTGACGCCAAGGTAGGTCTCGATGTGGAAGTCTTCGTCCGCAGCGGCGAGGATTGCTTCAGCTACTTCCTTGTCACGCTCGGCCGATCGGCGGATGATGGCGATCATCTCAGCGGCTGGCACCCGGCCCCACTCAGCCCGTCCGGCATGATAGGGTAGGTTGGGGAGATGGATCGATGTCATGCGCTCGCTCATGTCCGGGCTCCCCCTGCCCGGATCAGGAAGCCTCGGGGGTTGATCCACCAGACGCCGGTTTCGATCCGGGTCTGGACGATGTTGTTGACATCCTTGTCTCCACAAAGAAGCTCCCGCTCAGCACTTCGTTGGGCGACGCCATCGATCAGATAGGATTGCTGCTCTTCCAGTTCGGCGATGCGCGCTCGCAGGGTGGTGATCTCAGCATCTTGCGTGGGCATAACAGCCATCACCGTATCGACGATCTCATCCAACCTTTCATCAATCGGAACGAAATCATTCTGGCTCATTGTCCCGACGGACCACGCTTCCCACACGCGGGTGCAATCGTAGACGCCAACAAGTTCTGAACCGATCGCTTCCAGAAGCCTCTCTCGAAGCTGCTCGCTCGTAGTGGGACTCATACCGTCACGAGCCTGTAACTCAGCGATAAGTTCCGATACGATCGTGTATTTCCCTTCCCACTCATCGGCTTGCAGAGAGAGGGCATCGTTGCGTTCCCGCAGGTTGGCAATCTCGGCGTCCCTGCTTTCGACAGCGATCGCGATCAATCGGTTGATCTGCTCAGCCATCGCGTCGCGATGCACCGTCACGTAGCCGGCCTCGTTGTCGGAGCGGGTGATTACCTGCACGACATCCTCGTATTGAGCCCACAAGGGGTGTCCCTCGAACAATTCATCAGGATAAAGGTCGTCGTCGATACACAGCGCCCTCGCCCGGCGTTCTTTCATCTGTTCAGGAGTCTCGGTCACGGTGTGTTCTCCATCAATACCCGCAGGCATTCCTTGGCTCCCAGTAGGGTCGGGTCACCCTTCTCGAAGCGATAGCCCCAATGCTTGCCGGTGTCCTGACCGTCGCCGGTGAAGATGACGGTTCCGTTCAAACCAATCTCTTTCATGAAGGCGAGTGCCCAATCCTCGCAGAGGTAATCGGCGTGTTCCATGGCGTCGCCGTCGAACTCCAGCGGGCCGTCTTCCGTCTCGTAGAGTTCGTGGTAGTTCTCTGAGGCGAGGGCGTTGAAGCGGAGTCGATCGTTGGATGTGATGTGTGTGTCGTTGAAGACAGTCCAGATGTTCCAGCCCATTATGCATCCTCTTCGGTTGGTGTATGCTCCAGCCCAAATTCCTTAGCCCGGCGTTTGAACTCTTCGACTTCCGCGTGCGTGATCCACGACATACCACCACTTGTTGCGTAGGCCATATCGTCACACAATTTGTTGAAGCCAGCGCGAAGCCGGGCGTTATCCTGACCCAGCTTTACCGCCACGTCAATCAGAGGTGATGTAATCTCCTCTTCGAACCGGGCGAACGCTTCCCGGAAGAGGCTGGTATCATCAGGCTCAGAATAGATGTTGGAGTAGCCGGCTTGCTGCAACAGTCTAGCCATCTCATCCGAGAGGCAGTCGGCAGCCTCACGGGCGGCTGGTGTGATTGACTTGTTCACCCTTCTTCTCCGTTTGTGAGTTGATCCAACCGGATCATGTGAGGGCAGCGAAGTTCTTCGCCCGGATAACGAGAGCGCACGTCTGCGATCAGAGACCGGCTTGCGGCTTCCAGATCAGCGATGCGATCCAGAAGAGGTGAGGTGATCTCGTATTCGAACTGTGCAAAGACTTCGGCCGTCGTCCGGAAGCCCTTGCGTTCTCGGATCGTCTTGGCGACGCCATGCTGACCAAGGAACTCGTAGAACTTGGCGGCGGCTTCGATGGCGGCTGGTGACGGGGTGATCATGTGACCGGTTCCTTCATATACTTGGACGCGATCTGCAAGACGCTATCCCAGTCGTGGGAGTCGAAGTATTCTTGGATGTCAACGGCATCTTCCATCTGCTCGGGAGGGATGATGAAGACGCCTTGTTCCACGAAGTAGCGAACATCATCAGCATCCTCAGAATACGCCTCGACGCGTGTCCGCTCCATAGGGGTCATCAAAGAGCCGATGACGCATGGCGAAGCGTAGTTGCATTCACCCATATAAGGCCGGCACTCAGCCAGCCGGGCCGGGGTGAGGTTGTTGAGGTCGATGGTGATCTTCGTCATGGTAAGGCCCTTACTTACGGGGTTTGATGATATGGAACTTGAAAGCGGCTTCGACCTTCTCGACCAGTTCGCCCATGCTGTTGGCTTGGAAGCAGAAGTAGGTGTTCTCATTTCGAACAGCGAAATAGGTCCCGTCGTCAGCCTTCCGCATCTCGAAAAGATGACTGGTCTCATGCTCGTAGTAGATCACAGTGTTAGACATCAATGACCTCCACAGGCTCGGGAATGTAGGCGACGATCTTGAACGGTAACCTTCCCCGTTGGTTCGGTCCGCGCTTACCAGTCCACCGAGAGTCCGACCATGAATCCGCCCGCATGATATAGAGCGGGTAGACCTGCCCGTCTGCGAGCTTGACCGCAGGCCGGGTGTGGCCGGGCACCGGGCAAGGACCGGGCGTGTGTTCGATCCAGCCTTCGAGATTGATCTCGGGCGTGATCATGCAGGCTCGGTCGCGAAGATGTAATCAACCTCACCGAACATCTGCTGCACCGCATCATCAGGAGCGCCGTGTTCGAGCATGTGGCGAATGCGCTTGGCAGCACCTTGGTGGGTGTTGTCCGTTGTGGACCACGACGACGAAAAGCACCACGACCATTCGGTGGAAGAAAGATCGAACACCCGGTCGGAGTAGTCGTCCCAGTTCTCGTAATCGGTAGCGGCGATCCCAGCCGTCGGGCCGTGACCAACAGCGCACGCTACCGTCCCGCAATCGCCGATGATGTTCGCGTCTGCCACCATATAGATGTAACGATCGTCCTTGCGAAGATAGCTCGCCATATCGAAATGCTCATAGCCGATCGGCAAAGCTTCGAGGTAGGTGGCGAGGGTTTCGAGGTTGGTGCGGTTCATTATGCAGGCTCCATATACTTGGCTGCGACCGTGAGGACGCCCTTCCAATTACTGGAGTCGAAGTGATACTGGAGTTCCGTCAGGTCGTCCAACTGTTCAGGGATGAACTCCACGAACGCCTTGATCCGCTCGCTGTTGATGCCGATATACTGAGGGAACTCCGGGTCTTCACGCACTTCCTTGGGAAGCAGGGTGCCGATGACGCACGGAGCCTTATAGGCTTCCACACCCATATGCGGCCGGCACTCGTCGAGGTGGGCTTGGGTGAGGTCGTTGAGGTCGATCTTGGTCTTCTGCATAGCTGTCTCCTGTTACTGTCAGAATGGCGTAGGACGATTCTTCCGGGTCGTCAAGATGCCTCGTGTGTCATATATTTCGAGGCGATCTCAACGACGGTCTCCCAATCGCTTTGATCGAAGGCTTCCTGAATGTCCGCCACATCATTGATCTGGTCTTCGGGGACAGTCACCGCTCCCTCAGCGATAAGGCGACCAATATCCAATTGGCTTACATGAAGGACACCGACAGGGTATTTGAACTCGCCCGGCCTGATAATGAGGGTTTCCATTATCGAACCCGTTTCGCGATCGACCACCAACCAGTCAGCCAGATATTCCCGATTTTCTTCCGTCAGGAGAGAACCAATAATACAAGGGCTTGCATAATCACAACTTCCCATGCAGGGTTTGGCTGCTTCCATTTGATCGGGTGTGAGGTTACGCAGATCAATAAGGATAGGGGTGTTCATACAGGGATTCCTTTCAACATCTTTTCGCGCCGGTGGGCTTCACGCTCGGCTTCCCAGATCGATCGGAACTTGAGAGGTTCGTCGCTGAACGCCGGGACGCGATCCAAGGTGCGAGCCTTGGCGCGGGCGTCCATGATCTGGAGGTAGCCTTCGGGGTTGGTTTCCTGCATCTGCCGGATCGAGCGAGTCGCATGACTGTCTGCCAGAACGGCCGGGCGGGTCTTGTCCACGAAGACCGGCTTGTTGTCGCGGGCGTTCCACAAGGTGAACGGCTTCTTCTCTCCATTCATGTAAGGGTTGAACTCGATGTTGAAGTTCTCGGTCCGGCCAACCACGATGTCATCTTCCTTCCACGAGATCACATCATCCTCAGGCGCGTTCAGGAAGAGTTCCAGTGCGAAGTCGTATGCATCAGCCCAGCGGGGGAAGATGCGGATGGTGCCGTCGTCGTGGCGCACCGGCTCTTCACCGATCAGGACAGAGCATTCACCCTTCTGGTGGCGGAAGGGGGTCTCATCAGCCGGGCGACCGTCGGCCTTCTTGCGGCCAACAGCCTTCTTCTCGCCCGGATAAGAGGTGCATTGCCACACCTGCGCATAGGGGTTGGCAGCAATACAGGTGAAATGATAGGTGGAAAAGGCTTCGACCTTTGCTTTGGGCGGACGGCCGCGCCGCTTCTTCTCACCCTGTAAGCTGGATGCCGACGGCAGCGCTGTCACGATATGAAGGGCCCGGTCGGCAGGATGGGCCTTGAGCCAGCGCTTGGTAGCGTCCATAGCGATCTTGAGTGCGGCGTCCATGGTCGGCGCGTAACGGTTCAGTGTGGATGCTGTGCGGCGATGCGCGCCGGCGAACCACGGCATGGGGTGGTCAACGGTCTTGGAGGCAGCACGAACGAAATGGATGCCATCACTCCAGATGGCGATCGGAGTCTGTCTCGAAAGGGAGCCTCGGCCTGTCATCACGCGTTATCATGCCTCTTGGTGTTGTGTCAGCGGGAATCAGGTCGTAACAACGACAAGCCAGCATGTCAGAGGGTATAGTGAGACTGTCGGAAAATGTCAAAAAGTTTCGTAGTCGAAAAATCGTGATGTTTCATTGGCTTATCGTCGGGATGTTATTTTTACGAGATTATTTCATGTTTAGATGGCGGTGAAACGTGATGGCGTGATGCCGAGATGGTTGTGATGGGTTGGATGCGATGAGAACGCGTGATGTGGGTGTTTTGCACTTCTAAAAACTTAAATTTGCAAACTTTCTTGAGCTTTTTCAACTATATGAGACCAGATACTGAGATGTTCTATCTTATTCCCCACGTTCGCTGGTGAATCCGGGAAGCCCGATCGGTGGTGTCTGGGGCCTGTCAGCCGGCGGTGACTTCCTCTGTTTCTTACCTTTTTAATAAATAAAGTATATATATATACACAGATAGGGGGACTGGAGCCCTGCACCCCAGCATGGCTGCGGGTCTCAGTGATTTCGACTTTCTGAGATATTTCTAAAACTTTTTCGTTCTCTAATGTTTTCAACACCTTACTCAAATCACCTCGATCAGTGACATTCTCGCTTGACACTACGCCCATTCTGACTGATCAGTGGGCATCAAAACGAGCCAAGGAGTCGCTCAATGACGCTTACTGGATACCGGCTGGCCGGCACCGCCAAGACAGCCCCACCAGACTACATTCCTTCCCTGATCGGGATCGATCCCCAACAGGTAGGTCCGGCCGCAACCGACACCTACTTCGAGCAGATCAACCTCCCCGCCTCTGCTATTAACCTTAACACCGCTGCGCTGACCCGATGGGTCTCATACGACAGCCTGCCTCTGAAACAACGGGACCCAATCGTTGCAGTGAAGGCGGCTGGTGCTGATTTCTACATCCCCTTGAGCGAACTGGTCGCCATGGTCAAAGAAAACGGCACGCCCACCGGACAACTCATCGTCGATGGGCTCTTGAAGCTGGTGCGCTGATGACGAACCTCAGCACCATCGAACTGATCCAGATCGCGAACGAAGCGCAAGTCCTCCGGCGGATGTCGATGGACGAGACAACTCGGGTGGTCGTGGATCACATCCCGGCCCGGTCGAGTATGTCGATCGCCCGCGAGCGTGGTGAAGATGACGTGGAACTGGAAGCCTATGTCCCCGAAGTCATCACTCTCACATTCACCTTAGCTGATGCAACGTTCGGGGAGGCGATCTATGTGGCGCTGACCTGTAACAACCGCGTCATCGTTCATCCCTTTCTCTGGAGTGGTTATGCACACCTCGGCACCGTCAGCATCGCAGTCTCGCAACATTAAGCTCGAAACCGAGCGCACGGCCCTTCGTCAGTTGTTCTGGAAAGAGGATGTCATGGCTCAGATGCGGGCTACAAATTCCGCCGCTGTCCGGCTGGACATCCCCCACACCATGTCGCCTCAAGAACTCATGGAAATGGTGTTCGGCTCCGGACCTGTCTGCCGCTACCCGGATGATCATGTCACCTTCATGATCGCGGCTTTCGACATCGGCGACGAAATGTGGGGAGGCGTGTCAGCCGCGTTGAACTACGCCGCCCCTGTCCGCATCATCGAACCGTTTCTCATGCCCGATCGCACAGTCTCCGGCATCCCGCTCTTCAAGGAAGAACTCTGAATGTTCTCATTCCCGGTGACCGTCCCGGTCCGCAAAAACGAATCGATCTTCCCCATCATCGTCAGTGTGAATTGCGATGATGTGCTAGTTGTCAAGCCCCTACTTGACAAAGAACCACCTTTTGGTGTAGAGTCTGCTTCTTCTGACATGATACCCCTCACGGAGATATTGTTTCAGGATGGGCGGAAGCTGCCTGTCTTGGAAAATCACGAAATCATCTGTGGCTATCTCGACGCCTACCTTGCGCTCGAAGAGTTCTACACCGATCCTATGTTCGTTTGCGAAGAGGAAGTGGTGGAGGATATGGCTGACCGAGGGGATAATGTCGTTCCTCTGTTCGGCTCCAGAAAACCATGCGATACATCGGAGGGATCGACCCCGGATTGACCGGGGCTTTAGCGGTCCTCGACTTCCAAGACTTCCTCCTGCATTTGTGGGACACACCAGTCAACATCACAAAGGTTGGCGACAAGCTCCGCAAGCGCTGCGACCCGTCCGCTTTCGCGGATGCAATGGCGCACTTCCCTCTCGACTACGCTACGATCGAAAACGTCCAGTCCCTACCCAGCGACGGTCACGTCGGTGCCTTCACCTTTGGTAAGGTTACCGGGATCGCGATTGGTGTAGCGGCTGGTCTCGACATCCCACTCGCCTCGGTCGCCCCTGCGAAGTGGAAGATGCAAATGCAGGTGCCGGCCGACAAGAAGGCTGCCAAGCACCGGGCGTCCCAACTATTCCCTCATTGCACGTCCGGCTGGTCCCGCGAAATGGACCATGGCCGGGCCGAAGCTGCAATCATCGCACTCTACACCGCGATCGTCGCCGGGCTCCAGCCCACCCAACCCTTCCAACTTGGTCTCATCAACGGGACCCTACCCAAACGGAAATAGGCCATGTCCCGAAATGAAAGAAACCCCGACAAACCCCAAGGCTATTTGAACAAGAAGCAGGAACTCTTCTGCAAGTTCATGGCCGAAGGTTGTAACCAACTGGATGCCTACACCAACGCTGGTTACGAGCCTTCATCGGCGAATGCATCGACCATGGCTAACAAGCCACTGATTAAAGCACGGATCGAAGAACTGAAACAACAGGCGGAACGCCGTGAGCTTGAGTTTCAAGTCATGCGACGTGAAGCCGCTGGTGCCCCGGAAAAACTGGTGGAGGTCGCTGAATGGACCATGCAACGCGTCATGGACATGATGGCCGAGAACGTCAAGCTCGCCCAGATCGCCGGTGAATACCGGGCCGCCAACGAAACCTTCAAGATGATGGGCGAAGCCCTCAATATGTTCAACAAGGCAAAAGCAGATGCAGATCAAAGAAACTCGTCGGGAGCGAAAAACACGCTTGCTCTCATCGAGCAAGTCACTAACGTCTTTACAGAGGCGAGTGGAGGAGGCGATCCATCAGAACAGAACGCTCTCCGACCAAGACTGGCACGCTCTGGTAACACTGACGCAAACGACTGATCTCGATCTACAGATAGAACTTCTTGAACAAGTCGTTGAGCAGGTCAATGATCTTCTCGAAGAGGTCTGGATCGAACTTGCCCGAGAAAGCTACCATGACTTCTACGAGTTCATGGAGCGGGAAAATCAGTATGAAATGAGCCCGCACCAGAAGCTGATCGGCGACCTTCTCATGTCGTCGGCCAGCAAGGAAACCATGCGGTTCATGCTTTCACTACCACCGGGCCACTGTAAGTCAACCCATTCGTCGCACTACTTCCCAGCGTGGTGGTTCGGTAAGATCGGGACTAAGCAACGCTTCCTGCAAGCAGGTCACAGTCAGGACTTCGTTGCCAAAGAAATTGGCGCGAAGGTCCGGCAAATAATCCAGTCCGAAGACTACCAACGTATCTTCCCCGATGTCGTCATCAAGCACGACATGCGGGCGATGGACTATTGGGCTCTCACAAACGGACGCGGGAAATACGTGGGAAAAGGGGCCGGGCAGGGTATTTCCGGTTTCCGTGGCAACTACGGTATGGTCGATGACCCCTACAAGAGCCGGAAGGACGCAGAAAGTCCAACAATTCGTGACAGCGTTTTCAAATGGTATTCCGATGACTTTTCAACGCGTTTGCTCCCCGGTAGTCCTTTAGGGATTATTATGACGCGCTGGCACTCTGATGACCTTTGCGGAAGGATCACCGAACGCGAAGAAAAGGAAGCCCGCGAAGAAGCAGAAAAGTTGGAAGCATCACTATCGAAACAACTCGTTGAAAAACTTGAAGAACAACAAGGAAACAACAAAAAATACCGCTTTGAGATCATTAACCTTCCAGCAATTTGTGAAAGTGAAGACGATCCTCTAGGTCGGGCGGTCGGCGAAGCACTTTGGCCCGAGTTATTTACGCTCGACGCGCTGGAAAATCTCAAAGCTGACATGACTCCTTCGTCATGGAACTCGCTCTACCAAGGGACCCCCATGGACGTGAGCGGGGGTGCTGTCGAGTCGGCATGGTTCCAGCGCTACGACCGGGCTCCCAGCCGAGGCGATGCCGAGAAGGGCTTGAAGAACGAAGTCCGGCGCTGCGTGGTATCGGTGGACGCCGCCAACACCGCGAAGGAGCGATCCGACTTCACGGTCATCACGGTCTGGTATGAGGACTTCAACAAGCGCCACTATCTGATCGATGTGGTGCGGAAACAGATGGAGTTCACCGAAATGTCGGCCGAGATCGCCCGCGTCTGTAAGCGATACAACGCCGATGCGCTGCTGGTCGAAGCGAAGGGCAACGGCTTGGCCTATTGCCAGTTGAAGAAGGACGGCGGCGCTCCGGCTCCGCTGATCGCGATCGAAGTCGGTATCTCGACCAAGGAGTTCCGCTTCGACGAAGTGACTCCCATGATCGAATCCGGCTCAGTCTTCCTTCCGAACCAAGCGACTTGGCTCGCCGACTACGAGAAGGAACTGGTTGCGTTCCCGAACGGCAAGCGAGACGACCAAGTGGACAGCACCTCGCAGTATCTCAAGTGGGCGCGGCAGAAGGGCCGGCGCGGGACGAAGAAGCTCGGAGGCACTGGAAATCGCCGATAGGGGACCCTTTTCCTACAGAACAGGGGCCGCGTTAACCTTAACAAACGAGGATTCCGGCCGTTAACCATTTTCGTTAAGGTTAACGAAACGAGGATTCCACCCGTTAACCATATTCGTTAAGGTTAACGGATTCACTCCACGCGTTAACCTTAACAAATTGCACTTCTTCGTTAACCTTAACAGGGACCCCATGCTCCACGGCATCGGGGTCCCTTTTCACATTACGTCCGGGACCTTCACCCACACATCGCCGGCCGGGCCCCTGAGCCTCAGCACATAGGCCGGGGGTCCCTTTTTCCACGACCTCCGGGACCCTAAGCGTCAGGATATAGGCCGGGGTCTTGATTTACGATTTCTTCCACCGATCGACACCCATCTGGCTGCCAACATACGACCAAACCGGCATACCCTCGCTCTCCAGCCGCTCCAGAGCCGGGTTAGCCTCGCTCTCCAGCCCCGTGAGAGCGAGGCTAACCCGGCTCCCATCACGCCCAACAACCGACCAGCCAAGCCGGCGACCAGCCGACCCCACCGAGGGCTTGAACTTAACTTCCAAAAAGATTTCGCGTAGATATTGGAAGTTAAGGGTGGAAAAACTCGTGTAATAACAACACCATCGATCTAAAGTTCCAGATCGCCCGATAAGCAATTTAACAATGAGGCTGACTGCCGAGGTGGAGCCCCCTCAGAGACCCCGACAGTATGGATGACGGTCATTTTAACCCACCCCTGCCTAAACTTGCGAAAGGAGTCTTTTGGAAGATAATTTTGGGGCCATTTTGGCCCTTAAATGCTTGTTTTTGCCGCATTTTTGTTAAAATGTCGGTGAAAAATGGCCGATTCAGTGAAAATGGCGGTGATTCCGGGCCGTTTTAAGCCCTCTCAGCGTCATTCTGGCTGATCCAGCGGTCACCGAGCCCGGTCAAGCCTGCTGGAAGCTCCAGCGGCTCCCAGCTTCGGCTCAGCCATGTTCGATCGACTTTATGGATCGAGGCCATTTTGCTTTGCTATGGATCGAGGCCATTTTATGGATCGAACTCATTTTATGGATCGAGGCCATTTTGCCGGCTGCTATGGATCGAGGCCATTTTGCCGGCTGCTATGGATCGAGGCCATTTTGCTATGGACGAAGGCCATTTTGCCTGCGCGGCGCGAGACCCCTCCCGGAGGCCACTTCCGCGCCGGCTGCCGGTAAGGTTAACCGACGTTAACCTTTCTCCACCAGTAAGGTTAACAAAATCGGTCAATTTGTTAAGGTTAACAGCGCGTTAAGGTTAACGAACCCCTAATTTACCCCTCGTTAACCTTAACGAATATGGTTAACGGGCCATTAACCATGTTTGTTAACGTTAACGGCGAATTAAGGTTAATATGTGGAGCGATTTCGTTAAGGTTAACAGATTCGGTGCATCCGTTAACGTTAACGAGGTCTCCCCTCCCCGTTAACCATCAAAGTGGAAAAAGTGCTTGACCGAATCGGCTGGGTCTGCGACTCAGGATGCACGGCGAATCACCGCCGCTAGGAGACGACCGAATGCCTTTGAAACCCGACGCCGCCGCCCGTAAGGACGCACTAGGGGCGAATCACCCTGCAACCCTCCAACATCGGCACTTCGCCGTAATCGCTGGAATCCTCGCCAACCTCGACCGGGACAGCCTCGGCTTGACGCAAGGCCAGCACCAGAACATCGCGGAAGACTTCGCGGATGGCCTCGCCAACACGAATCCGAAGTTTGACCGCAAGCGATTCATGGTCGCCTGCGGCTTCGCGGCCCCCTGATGGGGTGTCTCGACGCTATCGCCCGGTTCTTTCTGGGCATCTTTCTGCTGATCCTTGCAACTGGGCTGGCCTCGTGCCAGCCCCTTTTCTTTCGGTAACCATTCGTTAAGGTTAACAGATTGGCCCTAGACGTTAACCATTAAAGTGGAAAAA